GCAGTTCGTTCGATGCAGGCACGAGAACCGACAGGCGCTTGGCCTGGAGGTTCACATCCCGGAACGTCTGCTGCTCGACGCCGATGTCCGACGCTTCCGCCCCGTAGCCACCGACCACGCCGCTGTCGCCGGCGGGAATGGTGAAGTTGCCATTGGGCAGACGGATGCGGCGAGGATTGCCAGCCAGGAATGCCGAGTCTTCCCGGAGGATTTCGATGATCTCGCTGGCGAGCGGCGTCGGAACGGCGTAGCCGCCGTCGGCCGGAGTGGTCGACACCAGCTCCTTGACGAAAGTGCCATAGCCGTTCTTCTCCAACTCCTCGTGGGGAGTGGAGCGGTTCTGGTGAGCCTTGATGATCGACGTCAGCGCGAGGCCCAGCTTTTCGACCGGCTTGAGCTTGCGCTCGACGGCCGCCGGAACGGTGCTGGTTTCGGTCTCATCGACAGGCTGCGCCGCCGCCTTCACCGCATTCTCGGCGCGCTCGGCCAGCGCGATCTTGGCATTGATGCCATCGATCTCGTCCAGCGCCTTCTGGAGCGCGTCGGTGTCTTCCTGCGTAGCGCCGTCGGCGAACGCCTTGGTCTGGAGGTCGCTCAGGCCCTTGGTCTTATCCGCGAGAGCCTTGCGAAGTTCGGCGAGAGTCATATCTCGGTCCTTTCTTCATGAAAAAACCCGCCTCAGTGGGCGGGTCGGATGGTGATCCTCGCGGATCGTGGATCGGGTCGCCCCGATGGCTTACGCGGCCTCGACGGCCGCGATCTTGGCAAGACGCTCTTTCAGCGCCTTCTGGACTTCGGGGTCGGCAGGGACCGGAGCGGGTTCCGGCTCGGGCTCGGACGCCTTAAACAGGCCGCGGATGCCCTCGACGAGCTTCGTCAGCGCACCCTTCCGCTCGGGCTCGTTGATCTCCTGCACCTTCGGCTCGAAATCCTTCAGGAACTCCTCGACGTTGAGTTCCAGTTCCTGCACGACAGGATCGACCTCGGGCTCGGCCGGCTCGGCGGATAGCTCGACAGTGCCGGCGACGACGGCATCAGCCGCCTTCTCCATGCGCTCGGCAATCTTTTCCAGACGGTCGAGCGACTTCTCGTCGAGTTCGATTTTCGTGGTGAGGATGGAGGTCTTGTCGCCGGTGGCGTCCTTGTGCGCGGCCTCAAGTTCCGAGCGCGGGACGATCAGGCCGGCCGCCGTTCGGGTATAGGTGTCCAGCACCTCTTCGAGGAAATCCTTGGCGAGCATGTTGCCCTCCTTGATCGACCGCGCCAATGCCGCAGGATTGCTGGGAACAGCAACGATCGAGCATTCGTACATTTCCCATTCGAGGATGTCGTAGGCCCAGGTCGGCTCGCCCTTGTCGTCGAGCTTCCGCTCCAGCTTCGTCGGCATGAAGCCGATCGAGGCCGCGCGCAGAATGCCCTGCTCCAGAAGGCCGTAGGCCATGTCGATATGCGGCGCCGTGCCCTCGGCGGCGAGTGTCGCCCTGCCCTCGATCCGCTTCGGCTTCTTCTGGACATCAGACCAGTTGCCGAGGATGAGATCGCTGCGATGGTTGAGCAGGCAGATCGGGTTGCTTTCGAACCGGGTCAGATCGGCGCCCTTGGCGCGAACCGTGTCACCGTAGCTGTCGGTGGTCTCGTCGGTCATGACGAAAACAGCCGACCGCGTGCCGCCGTCGAAAGATTTCGGCATTTTGGCAGCGCGGTAGACGATGCCGTCGTTCACGCTCAGCGAGCGCTTCGACAAGTACTCGTCGATCGAGATATTCAGCATCGCTGCCTCCTCAGTTCTTTACGAGAGAGAGGACCGGCGCCTTGGCCTTGTCCTTGTCGTCGGTCTTCTCGGTATCCTCTTCGCCGGGCGCATTGCCGCCGGCTTTCAGGATCACCTCGTTGTTGGTGTCGGTCATCACGAAGTTGCCGCTGAATAGGTAAACCTCACCGGCATCGCCGATCGTATTGAAGCCCAGCTCGTCGAGCGCCTGGTTCTTCGTTATGAGCCCGGTCTTCCACTGGTCGTTGATGACCTTCTGGCGCTGCTCAGGATCGGCGGCATATGCCTGATCCTTGTCGAACATGATGAAATACTCATCCTGCTCGTCCTCGGTCAGCAGGACCGGATGCAGCGCCTCGGTAATCGCATCGAAGATCGGGACCAACGAATCCGTGACATAGGCCCGCTCATAGGGCGTCACGTTGTCGTATTTGACACCGTCGAACAGGTAGACCTTGTGCGGCGGGACACCGTAGTAGCGGCAAACGTCGGTAAAGACCGCGTTGTTCGCCTTCAGAAACTCGGCATCGGCGGCCGTCTGGCTCATCTTCTCGACCTTGGGCGACTGGCCGCTGATGCCCTGCCCTTCAAGGATGAACGGGACGCCCTTCTCGCGCGCCTTCTTGGCTTGCGCCTGCAAGTCCTTATTGAGCCGCTGCCACTGTTCGTCGGTCAGGCCGTCAGGGAACGTCAGCGCCAGGATCGGCATGCCGCCGTTGCTGAACAGATCGCTCTGGAACTTCTGCATGTTCGAGATGAGGTCGAACGCGCCCTTGGCAACAGCACTTGTCGCGATCGGGTCGATCCCGTTCATCGAGCGCAGACGGATATGCGCCATCTGGTCGTCGAGAAGGCCGCCGGCCGCCCAGCCATACTGAGCCTGCGCGTGCTGGCCGTTGGCAGTGACATCGTAGACGTAACGTCGCTGCTTGGGCTCGACGCGCACCGACACGTCGGTATGCGGGATGCCCTGAATCTCCATCAACTCGCCAGTGCGCTTGCGGCGCGCGGCCACGTAATACTGCGACGCCGTCACGAGATGTGCCGTCGCAATCCGCAGGAACTCCTTCACACCATAGTAGCGACTGGTTCGGCCGGCGAGCATTGCTGCGACGCGGTGCTCATTCGGCTCGACGATCTCGGCGCCACCATTCTTGCGGCGATAGAGATATGCCGGTGTCTTCGCTACGTCTCTCGAAAGGACATCGATGCACTTCAGACTGATCGCGAGCCGCAGCATCGCCGAGCGCGAGCCCGCAGCGACGTAGCCCATGCTGAAGAGATCGCCCATGTTGGTCGTGGTCCAGAGGTGGCTGTCATCGGCGCCGAACGCGCGGACGGCCACCGGAGCACGCTCAGTTATGTCCTTGGTTTCGGTCATAGCAGGTGCGTCCGTTTGGCGTGCTTCTGGATGTTTTTGATCTTTTCGAGCGGGCGAAGATTGGTAAGAGCCCAAGCCGCCTTGAACTCGGGATCATCGAAGCCGGTGTAGGAAAAGCTGGCGAGCGGAACGATGTGGTCGAGATGCCAGAACGTGCCGAAGTTCTGCCAAGTCATCCCCCTCGTAAACTGGCGCTCGATGTGCCGGCAAAGATCCTGCTTTGTGTATCCGAATGCGGTCTGCCAGCTTTCGTTCTTGTAGCCGATGGCGGCGGCATCACCATCTCTTCCAGATCGGAGTCTGAGCGCTTCTCGGACCCGGTTTCCCACCGAATGAGCAAACCGCTGCTCCGGGCTCCGCTTCTCGCGCGATCGTCGAGAAATTTCTCTGGTTTTGTCACGATTAGCGGCCCGCCACGCGCGCTCCAACTTCTTCTCGTGATCACCATAACGCTCTCGGCGCTCCGCATTGATGCGGTCACGATTCCGGCTCAGATACCGACGTTTGGATTGCGCGCGTTTTTCTGGATCGCGGTGATAGGCAATTCTGGCCTTCCGCGCGTGGCATTCGCGACAATAGGATTCCAGTCCATCGGGTCGTCCGTTCTTTGGGCTGAAGAACTCGATCGTTCTTGGGTTCTCTGTGTCGCATTGTGAACACGATTTATCCCCACGGAGCTGATAGCTCCTTCGAGGCGTTGGATCGCCGTACTTGCGCCAGTTTTTCCAGTGCGCGCCACACCACCCACGCCCCTTCGCGGGCTTGCTACAACCATCAAATTTGCATACTGATTTGTCAGCCACTCAACACCTCATCCGTGTTGGCTTGGTTAGGGCCGACGCGGTGTTACCAGCACCAAATCGGCCCGCTTAAATTACCCTATCCTACTGACTTTTCAATCAATATCGACCATGCGCAAGCCTCTTTCCGCCATGGGATTCGGCCGCTTGGTTTTCAGAGGATCGACCTGCTCGAGATAACAAGCGTGCGCCATGCACATCCCGTCAAAGCCGTCGATCTTCATGTTGCTGTGCTCGGAGACCTTCTTCGGCAGGATCAGTTCCGCCGTGTTCTGTCCGCCGATCGTGTTCTCGACATTCCAGGCCAGCACCGGGTTGCCGTTGTGGGCCAGCCCCTTTGTCTTCCCGACCGCGCGGGCCGTGATGTCCTTGCATGGCTCGGAGTAGTTCGGCGCGTTCTTGCGGAACGCCACCACCGGCTTCCCCTGCTTCGTGAGGCTGCCCATAAGGGCGTTGGCCTCGCGGTCGTCGATCGCGATGAGTTCGACCTCGGCAATGTCGCAAAGGTCAATTAAGTCCTTCTCGATCTCGACGTAGGTGTGGAACGAGCCCGGCGTGAACGTCAGAAAGCCCTGCTCGTGCCAATGCTCGTAGATGTCGCGGACCTCATCGTCCTCGCGCCATGGCCCATGCTCGGGCACATAATGCTTGGCGAAGAACGCCACCCTACCATCTGGTAGCTCGAACTCGGCCACCCAGCAGACCATGTCGTTGCGGGTGGCAAGATCGACGCCAACCCAGCACTTTTCGCCCGCGAACTGGAAAAGCTTCAGCTTCTCGTCCTTGCAGGCATCCCATTGGTCGCGGCCGATCAGCCGGCTTTCACCAAGGCCCCAGACATTGAACCGCGTCCGCAGCGTCTCGTTCTTGTTTCGCGGATTGGTGTAGATCTCCTCGACTTCCTGGAGCACCTTCCGCTTCGGTGTCGAGATGCCGAAATTCGGGTTCGCCTTGCGGATCACGCGCTCGCTGCGCCAGTTCCCGAAATCCGTCGGGTCGATCGTCCAGATCGCGGCGAAAAGCTCCGGCCGTAACCGCTTGCCTTCCAGAACCTCGATCGCGATGTTGCGCTCATCCCAGCCGACGCCGAAAGCGTTGTAGCCCGCCGACCCGATCTTGAGAAACAGGCTCTCTGGGCGAGCACCTTGCGACGACTTCATCACATTGTAGATCGCCGCCGGCAGCGAGTGGAACTCGTCCGCGACAACCACTTTGGGGTCGTGGCCGTCCTGCTTTTTCCCAGACGATGACAGGATCGTCGCGTAGCTTTCGGTCTCGGCGACGTCTATCCGCTCCGTCAGGCACCGGATGCCGTAATGCTCCTTCAGCGGCGGGTTATATTCTACCATCTTGGACATCGGCTCCAGCACCTTCTGCGCCAGCGCCGCCGTCGGAGCGATGATGTAGAGATCGTCGCCAATGTGGGCGTTTGGACCAAGCTCGTAGAGCGAGAGACCGGCAGCGAGAAGGGATTTTCCCTGCTTGCGAGTAATCTCCAAGATTGCATCGGTGACGACGCGGTCGCCGGTATCCGACCAGCGGAAGCCGTAGATCGCGATGATGACCCAGATTTGCCAGGCTTCAAGCCGGATCGGCGTCTTCGCCAGTACGCCCTTCACATGGACCTGCGTCTCGATGAACGCGCACGGCTCGATGGCGTGTTCGTCGGACCAGTAGATGTCGCCGTTGCCCTTCTTGGCCTCGGCGTACATCCGCAGGAATCGCTGGGCCGCGAGGATAAGAAGGCGGCAGGCCGGGATCTTCTCGTCCGCGATCAGTTCGGCATAGGCAACGCCAATGGCGACGTAGTCGGGATACTCCTTCCCTTCGATCTTAACCGTGGCGCCGCTGTCGAGTTCGTCTCGCGAACCCGAATGCTGCGTAAGGATTGCCACCTTTCCCTTCCTGCCCGACGATCGTTTGCTCCGCATCGAGGCGTTCCAACTTCATCATGGCCGCGCGCTTCGCTTCCATCGCTTGCCGTGTCGGGCGCTTCCCCTTGCCGATGGCGTAGGCAATGTCGTCTGTCGCGATGGCAAGCATCTCGACGTATTCGCGGGTTTTCAGCGTGAGGAGACCGGACTTGATGAGCGTCCGGCACCATTCGTCGTAGACCTTGCGGCCGGCGGCCAAGAGCGGGATGTTCGGTTCCGGCAACTCCTTGAACGAGGTCAGGAAATGGACCTCTCCGGCGCTACTCGGCGTCTGCTGCTGTTCCTTGGTCTTCATCGAACAGCTCCGCCAGCGGCCCGCGCTTCAGGATGGCGAACTGCGATGGTCTTGTCTCCGGATGCCGGCACCATTGCGGGAGAAGGCTGATCGCGCCAATCTTGCGGGCGTATCCCTCCATCTTGGCTTTCCATCCCTTGTGATGCACCCGGCAGAGCGCCTGAAGATTAGTCCATTCCAGCCGCAGATCGGGCTCGTCCTGCACGGGAACGATGTGGTCGACATCATCGGCCAGGCAGAGATAACCGCGCCGCCGGCACTCCTCGCACTGCCGCTTCACGCTCTGCATGTAGGCGTGGCGCAGCTTCTCCCAATCGGCGTCGTATCCCCTGCTCTGCCGGCTGCCGCGGTACTTTTCGCCCTTCCTGACACGTTCGCCGTCTTTGGCGCCGAGCTTCGGGGCGGTCTGGCGGCGAAAGGACGGGATAGTCATTGACTACTGCCGCATCAAAGTGTTCGTTCGCTTAAAGGGGGTGGTGCATGCCAAGCTTAAAAGATTTCGTCGAAGCGATGAGCACGTCGTGGCCTGTGGCGCTCGCG